AACCCGACCGGCCGCCGGCGGAAGCACACGCGCCCAGCGGACTGGGTGGAGGACATGGCCGAGAACCAGGGCCGCCTCATCGACCTGCAGCAGAAGGGATAACTGATCATGGCGAAGCAAAGCGGCCTCGGCTGGACGACGTGCTCGGTTGACGATGCGTCCGGCACTCCCCAGGCGATCGTCAACGACGTCACGAACCTCCAGTTCGCCACACCGCGCGGCGTGCAGGACGTCACCGGCATCAACAAGAGCGCGTACGAGCGGATCCTGCTCCTCGCGGACTTCTCGGTCACCCTGAATGTCGTATTCAACCCGGCGGCCAACGCGGCGCACGACGTCTTCAAGACCGTGCCGTCCACCAACGTGGCCCGCACGACGACGCTGACCGTGGCGGCGAAGACCCTCGCCAACGAGGTGCTCTACACGGACTACCCGCTGACCCGCGCCGAAAGCGGCGAGTTCACCGCCTCAGTGCCCGGTGTGCTCAGCGACGGCACCGTCCCGACCTGGGCCTGAAAGGCGCACGCACATGGGCTACAAGCCGAAGCTGAAGACCTACCTCATCAAGTTCGAGGCTGGCCACGAGTTCCACGGCGCGGAGGCGCGCCTGAAAGGCATGACGTACGGCGAGTGGGAGGAAGCCACCGGCGCCGACGGAGGCGAGGGAGACACCAACGGCGCCGACTCCGTGAAGCGGTTCGTCGACCACCTCATCGAGTGGAACATCGACCACCCCGTCACCGGCGAGCCACTTCCGCCCACCCTGGATTCGGTCAAGTCTGTCGACAAGGACCTCATCGCGGCCCTGAACAACGCGTGGATCCAGCAGCTGATCGGGGTGCACGCCGCTGACCCTTTGCCCGAGAGCTCGCCCGCTGGCGAGCCGTCCCCGGCGGTGTCAGCAATTCCGATGGAAGCACTCTCACCGAGCCTGGCGAGCTAACCAGAGCCCGCTACCTGCTCGGCCTGCTGGAAAGGTTCCCGGGCTACACCCTGTCCTCCCTGCTCGCGGAGGACACAGAGCTGATGCGCCTCGTCGCGATCGAGGAGCTCGGCGGCGGACGCGATCGAGGAGGGGAGGGGGTGGACGATGTCGGATGATGTGACGATCACCGTGCGGGTCAACAACCAGACTGCAGCGGGCTTCCGGGACGTGAACGGGCGGCTCCGTGATCTGCAGGGGCACTTCGCGGCGGCGGGAACCAACGTGCGCCGCTCCTCCTCGCTGATGGAGCGCGGCATGGTCGACCTCCGGGCGACGATGCTTTCGCTGGCGCCGGCCGCTGTGCCGGTGGCGGCGTCGTTGGCGCCGATCGCGGTGCATGCGGGCGCGGCCGGGGTGGCGGTGGCCGCGTTCGGTGCCGCCGTCGTCCCGCAGATCGCGAACCTGAAGTCGGCGGCGGACGCGCAGGACAAGTACTCGACTGCGGTCACGAAGTACGGGGCGAACTCCAAGCAGGCGATCCAGGCGCAGCAGTTCATCGCGGACACGCTGAAGGGGATGCCGCCGGCGACGCAGCGGGCGGCGGCCGCCTACTCGAACCTGCGGGACCAGTTCAAAGGCTTCTCCGACTCCACGGCCAAGTTCACGATGGTCCCCGTCGAGCACTCCTTCGCGGTGCTGGGTGCGATCGTTCCGAAGCTGACACCGATGGTGGGGGCGACGGCGGGGCAACTGGACCGGCTGATGAAGGTGGCCGGCGGCGCGGTCAACTCGGCAGGGTTCGATGCGCTGTCGAAGAAGGTGTCCGGCTTCGCGAACCAGTCGCTGAAGAACGCCACGGACGGCGCAATCCACTTCATCCGCGTCATGTCCGAGGGCAACGCTCACGGCCCGCTCACGGAGTTCTTCGCCTACGCCAAGGCGCAGGGCCCGGCCGTGAAGGAGCTGCTGTCGAACCTGGTGCGCGCGCTGGGGAACGTCGTGCAGGGTGCGGCGCAGGCCGGTCCGGGGATGCTGTCGCTCGTCAACGCGCTGGCGAAGATGGTTGCCGCGGTCCCGCCGGAACTGATCGGCCGCCTGATGCAGGTGTACACCGCGTTCAAACTGATCAAGCTGGCGGGTGCGGGGATCGGCGCGGCCGCGGGCGGCATCACCGCACTGCGGGCGAGTATCACGACGCTGACTGGGGCGTCGGCGGCGGCCGGTGGGGGGCTGGCGGGGTTGAAGGCGGCGTTCATGTCGCTGAGCATCGGCGCGCGGGCCGCCCTCATCACCACAGGTGTGGGTGCCATCGTCGTAGCGCTCGGGATGCTGTCGTCCATGGGAGACAAGACGCCGCCCGATGTCGACAAGGTGACCACGTCCCTCAAGGGACTGGCCGAGACCGGGAAGAATACCGGTGAAGCCGCCAGAGCTTGGGGCACGAACTTCGACGGGCTCAGCAAGAGCCTCTCACGCCTCAAGCCCACGGGCTTCGACGGGTTCCTCCAGGGCTGGGCGAAGTTCCTGGGGACGGACTCGACCATGGTCAAGACGTCGAAGGATGACATCGACTCCCTCGACAAGTCCCTGGCCGATTTGGTCAAGGGAGGCAAGGCAGACGTTGCCGCCAAGGCGCTGGAGGGGCTCCAGAAGAACCTCAAGCCGAAGGCGTACGCGGAACTCAAGAAGAACCTCGACGACTACAAGTCGGCACTGGCGGATCAGGCGCTGGAGGCGAAGCTCACCGCTGAGAGTCAAGGGCTGTTCGGGCAGGCGGCGCAGGACACGTCGGCGAAGCTGGACGCGCAGAAGGCCAGCGCGGACGGGCTGCGGGGCGCGATTCAGGCGCTCAACGATGTCAACCGGCAGGGCCTCGGCGGGATGATCGGCTTCGAGGCGGCCATCGACGCGGCAGCGGAGGCAGCGAAGAAGAACGCGGGCGCCCTGTCGATGTCCCACGGCGTCCTCAACCTGAACAGCCAGAAGGCCCGCGATGCCGCGTCCGCGCTGCAGGACCTCGCGGACAAGACCGACAGCGCGGCCGCGGCGGCCCGCGAGTCCGGTTCATCGTGGGAGACGGTCAACGGGATCTATGCCCGCGGCCGCTCGAACCTGATCAAGTCGGCGCAGGCGATGGGCCTGACGAGGTCGCAGGCGCAGGCCCTCGCGAACCAGATCCTGCAAATCCCCGACAAGACAGCCCGGGTGAAGGGCAACATCGAGGACCTGCAGTCGAAGATCGCAGCGGCGAAAGCGCGACTGAAGAGCGTGCCCGACTCCCGCAAGGCGAAGGTCCGCGCGGAGATCTCCGACCTGGAGGCGAAGCTCGCACAGGCCCGCCACGACCTCGCCGGGATCAACGGGCAGACCGCCACCGTCAAGATCCTCACGCAGTACTTCACCGCCAAGTCACCGGCCCAGCTCGCGGCCGCGCACGGCCGCGCCTCCGGCGGCATCATCCGCGGCTACGCCGACGGCGGCTCCCCGGGCAGTGGCCGCGTGGCCGGGCCCGGGACAGGCACCTCGGACAGCATCCCGGCAATGCTCTCCAACGGCGAATACGTGGTGAAGGCGGCGTCTGTCGCGAAGTACGGCGAGCGGTTCATGGACGCCGTGAACTCCGGCTCGCTGCGCGTGTCCGGGTACGCGAAGGGCGGTGTGACGAAGGCCGAACAGCAGGCCCGGCACGACGCGATGGGCCAGCTCACCATCAGCCACTTCGGGCAGATGGCCGGCTACCAGCGCTCGGAGTTCGGCTCGGCATTCGGCCGCCCGGACAGTGTCAGCTCGCTGGTGAACGCCCTGAACCAGTGGCGCTCGATCATCAAGCAGGCGACGCACGGCGGGCAGGAGAAGTCCCTGCTGAAGGCGCTCGACTCGTCGGGCAAGAAGCTGCTGGGCTGGGAGAAGCAGCTCACGAAGGTCACGGCGTCGCTGGACAAGGCGAAGGAGAAGCTGGACTCACTGAAGTCCGCGGCGTCGCAGTTGGCCGACTCGGTCAAGAGCGGCATCCTCTCCTCGGCGAACATCACCAAGGGTGCGGGCGAGGGCCCGGTCACCGTGTCGTCGATCATGGGCGGGCTGACGCAGTCCCGGGACAAGGCGACCGCGTTCTCGTCGGCGCTGTCGCAGCTGAAGAAGAAGGGCCTGTCGTCGTCGCTGATTCAGCAGATCGCGGAGGCCGGCATCGAGGGCGGCGGCCTGGAGACCGCGGGCGCGCTGCTGGGGGCGTCGGGCTCGGAGATCAAGTCGATCAACAGTCTGCAGGGGCAGATCAACAAGGCGGCGGGGTCCGCGGGGAAGACGACCGCTGACTCCGTGTACGGGGCGGCGATCAAGGCGCAGACGGCGCAGGTGAACAAGCTGACGCACTCGCAGGACAGCCTCCGCAAATCCATGGACAAGCTGGCGAAGTCGATGGAGAAGCTGGTCGAGAAGGCATTCAAGGGCAAGGCGGCCGGCGGGATCGTCGGCGCGGCCGCATCCGGCGGCCTGCGCTCGAATCTCACGTGGGTGGGCGAGCAGGGACCTGAGCTGCTGGATCTTCCGGCCGGGTCGCGGGTGTGGTCGCATCCGGATTCCCAGCGGAAGTTGGCGGCTGCTCAGGCGCCGTGGGCGTCGATGCTCAACAGCCCGCGTCGAGGGGGCGC